TAAACTTATCCACATTTTTATGTTAATAACTTTTTTTTATTTTTTTTTAAAAAATGTTTGGTGGTTAAATATAAATGTATTAACTTTGTATAAACAAGTTAAACGGGGGACAGCGGTTCTGAACACAAATGGTATGAAAGTTTTAAGTCACACAAAATCGAGAGACCAGTTAGGTAAACCTATCACAGTTGCAATTGTCATCAGTGAGTTAGGTACATTAGAACTAAGAAGATTAGTTGAGACCAAGTTACCATCCAACCAAGACTTTTACGTTGATTTAATTAACGACTATAAAAGTGGTGAGAAGATGTATCACGTAATATCTCTCAAGGATTTTCATTTAAAGTAAATTAAATTTGGTGGGGAATGAAAAGTTCCCTACCTTTGTATTGTTGAATTTCCATTCAATTGTTTTTTTATTATTACTAATAACCCCCGCTGTTTCTACGGTGGGGGTTTTTTGTTTATAAAAATATTTTGAAAATAAATTTGGATATTCTAAAATGTTGCAATAACTTTGTGGAAACAAATCGGGGGACAGCGTATCTGAACAAAACAAGTTATGACAAAAAATCAATTTTCAAACAAAATGATTGACATTACAAATGATGTTAATCGAATTATGGATGAATTTAATCCATCAAAAAAGAAACTTTTAATACAAGCATTAACTTTATTGTTAATGAAACAGAACTTAACATACTCAGAACAATTAGAATTATCTGATTATATTAAGGAACAAACTATCAAAAATAGAAATACACAATTAATCTAAAAGTTATGAAAAATTACACAACGATGGGTGAACTTATGGAAGTAGCCCAAACCAAAATGGATTGTCATCAAAAAATGATTATATGGTATAATCGTTTAAAAAAGGAATTAAAAAAAGAATGGAATTTAACAAAGAAAAAAGATAAAACTTTTTCTAATATTCCGTTTGAAGTTTATATTCTAATGACACATAATGCTTACAGAAGAAAAGACACTAATCCAAATCAAGTTGAAATTGATTATATTGATGATGTAACTGAATTTTATTTACAAAATTATCAAGAAGTGAATGAAGAATATCAAATTGATAAGAGTGGTTGTAAATCTCTATTTGAATATATCTTCACTGCATTTGATATTCATTTGTCAAGAAATTGGTCTATGAGTTTATCTGATGTAAGTAAATTATTTAAAAATTTTACACCACAAGATTAAAATAAAATAGTTATGAACGATTATAAACAAGCGTTAGAATTATCTGAACGATTAAAACAAACCTATATGGATGAGGAACAACAAGCTACCTTATCTATTTTCTGTGACCAAGTATGGAACGAAGTGAATGGTGATTATGATACTGCTTGTACACAAAGTAATATTATTAATGTACTACAACATTATGTAGATACAGGTGGTAGTATTGCTGGTGGTTACATCCATTGTGTACCTAACATCATTAGGTTTATTGAAACCAATTATGATTTTTATAAACCAATCCATACACAACTAAAAGAAAGAGGATTGTATAGGATGGATATATTAGAGTTTTTATTAACTCAATATAGAGAATTTATATTTCAAAACTACAATTCCACAGCACTCAGTTCAGACGAACTTACAAACACTGTTTAAGGTTTCCGTAACTTGTACCTTGAACAATAAAGGGACCTGTAATGGGTCCCTTTTTCATTTGTGTTTAGTGTTTGATACATTTATTTTTTTTGTCCTTATTCTCCTCTTAACTTTCCGTAGCAAATTCCAAGTGATTGGTCTTGGTCATACTCACCATAAATTTCTTTCATACATCTACTGATAAATTCATCATCACTTTCTCCACCTTCAGGAGAAGGGATTGGGAAACCTTCTTTCTTTACCTTAGATTGTTCTTCTTTGATTGGAACGCAATTAGGGACCATTTTTCCATCTTTCTCTTTCATACCAATAGGTTCATAACCTTCCCAACACGCACCTTCTAATCCTTCACCTTCTTCCATCTTATTGGGTTTAATATCAGATAAATTTAATTTTATCTTTCTTACCAAATTAAATCTTTCTAACTTGTTCATAGTTTCATTTTTTTGAGTTTCTTATTTTCATCCATTAGTTTCATATCCTTATTTTCAAGGTCTTGGATTTTGTTATTTAATTCGTGTATTTCATTTTTCAAATCATCAATTATATTTTTATATATACCAATTGATAATTCTAAATTTCGTAACACTTGATTGTCTGTTTCTGCTTGTTGACGTTTCTTTCCAACAAACCACGCAGCTACTCCTGTAAGTGCGTTTGATAAAATTAATAGTAATTCGTTATTCATATTAGTAACAATCGTAACAAGGCGGTGATGATGATTCTATTTCACTATATGATGGTAAGTTTCCAATACCACCACTACCTCTCTTTGCATAACCATAACGAGTGGTGTGATTTAGAACAATCGGGTTATTGTATTTTGCTGACTTGTCAGGTATCATTCCATCAATAGTAGATGTAGATAGATAGTCGGGGAAAAGGTTCTGACCTTGACCAGTAATTAACCAGTCTTGTAACCTCATCTTATAAAAGTCTGCGGTTTGTTTTTGTATTGAACGAAGATATTTCATCGTTTCTAAATCAACAGGTGTACCACCTTCGGTCTGACCTTCAATTATCGCACGGTTCATCGTTCTATAATGTAAGTGAGGAATTGCACGAAAATAACTTGCTTGTATAAGATATGGTGCAATATAATCATTCACCAAAGTCAATTCATTTGCATTAAATGTATTACCTGTTGATGATACTTGACTCAATAAATGATTATAGAACTTTGTTCCCAATAATGGTTGAAGTTCTGTATCTTGTGTTATTTGTACTTCCGCACGTAATACATCCATATCAACATTCTTATTGATATTTGTGAAATTTTTTAATTTGGTTTCTGATATTAATAGTACTCCCATATTATAATACTTGTGTTGGTTGTTCAGGTTTATCTTCAACAACTGGTTGTTCAACCACATCACCTACTTCATAGATTGATAATGGTTTAATTTCAAATGTTGTTGGTCTTTGAGATTTAAGAGATACCAATTTGTTAAAGACTGGTAATAGTTCAGATTGATATGGCATAATAACCATCTTTCTGATATATTCTGAGTGGTCCACAATCTCGTTTCTTGTTCCTAACTTACCACTCGTACTGATACCATATAACTCACCAGAACTAATCCTATGACCTGACAGGATGGTTCTGATAATGTCATCGTATATTGCTTGATAATACCCATCGTTTGATGATGGGGCAATCTGTGTGATTTTTGGTGAAAGTTCAGCACTCTCATTAAATGATATGATTGGACGACCAGCATTATTAACAGAAGAATATTGTTCTTCGAGTGCACGTGTCATCAATCTTTGATTTTCTTCATCAGGGATACCGTTCACAAAATCTATCCAAAGACTTGGTAACATACCATTCTTTAAATTGTTACTGTGAAACTCCTTAATGTTTACATCAATTTCAATAGCAGCCAAAGCACCGCTATAATCTGGATTAGGATAATAAGAATTACTTGGTTGGTATTGTTTGTAATAAAGGATTTGAGATGGTTCACCATCTTCTTGACTGAATGTATCATATTCCTCAACGGGATGTTTTTTGATATTTGTCCAATCAGCTGAATAATAGTATTTTTCAATTTCATCTGTTTCAGGATTAATCTTACCACATCTTACTCTACTAAAATCCAAATGATATATTTCAGCAATACTTTCTCTATCTCTACTCCATATTACATTCAAACTGTAACCTCCGAATAGTACAAGGTCTAACGCACATTTCTTCATCACTTCAGAAACGTTTTCTTTCTTATTAATTAAATTAACAGAAGCCATAGGGTTATTGATGGATACAACTCCATCACCCATAATCTGATTAACCTTGCTTGTAACGATTGCCTTATGTATTGCTGAATTATTATATCTGGTTATTAGATATTGTGGCATCAAATTATTGTCACCATAATATACCCAAGGTACTCTTTGAAATAATTCTGTGAACTTTGGTAATATTGGTTCTTGTCTGAACGCAATTTTATTTAATTGATATTTCTTTTTTTCTTCACTCATAATTAATCTTGTATATAAATATAATTGGAATTATCTTCATCTGGTGAAACATATTCTGTGAATGGATTTGACTCCTGTGTTCCATTTAATTGTGCCATACCTGTATATACAAGGTTGGAACCATTACCAAATATTTGAAGTTGATATTGTCCTAAGTAATTTAAGTCTTGTCCCGCATTTTGTAAATTGAGAATTATTTCACAATATCTATCATTCTCAGCATATTGTGCGGGATTTGATGTACTGACTGTATATGATTTTACTTCTTGTGATACAACGTGTGTGAATGTCAAAGTATAACCTGAAAAATCAGTTCTTGAATTGTTATTAATGTTTAACACCAATTCATTTTGTTGACCTTTGTTTAATATTAGCATATTAGTGACTGTATAACTATAAATATAAAAAAATTAAAATTGAATTGATATATTAATAAAAAAAAGGGTCCGAAGACCCCTTTTTATAGGATATATGAATAAAATGGAGATATTCTCCTAATATTATCCTTGGAATGTTGCACCTGAGAAGACAGATGATAATACTCCATCAATAACACGTGCGGGAACTGGTTCCTGACCTGTTAGTGTGAAATTCATACCATTTCTATCACCCAATGCTAATCCTGATGTTAACGCACCTGCTGATACGTACATACCTCTTACTTGACCCAACATATATTGTGTTTCATTTTGGTCAATTGCAATTACTTGCAAATTGTCTTTCTGTGCTAAGTTCAATATGATGTTTCTTTTATCTTCATCATATTTGTATAACACCATTTCCAAAAGTTGTTCAAAGAAAACAGTTCCGTTTTCAAATGATTTTTGAATATTTTGAGTAAGTTGAGAAGTTCCTCTTTTTAGTTCAAATCCGTAAAATATTGTTCCTGATGCTGCAGTTGCACCTGTAATTGCATCATCACCGTTGTATGTGAAACCTGTTACACCACCAAGAGTAGTACCAGTTCCGCCAGCGATATATACCTTTTGGATACCACCTATAGAGTCTGAACATTGATTTAAACTAATTCCTTCTGAAATATAGCAACTCATATTATTTATTATTAATTTTTTTCGTTTATTTTAAAATTGGGAGGACTTTCACCTCCCCGTTTTTTATATGGAAAAACGATTATGCTAATCCGTTAGTTGCAAAGTAATTTACACCTGAGAAAGTAACGATTGCTGCACCATAGTTGTAATTACCACGGATACGAATTTCGTCATTGTCACGGCTCCACCACATATCCAATCTTTCGTGGTCTGACATAAGGTCAAAACCTACTACGAAATAATCAGCTGGTCCAATAACAACTTGGTTAGAAGATGCAAGACCTAATGTTGGATATACCTTTACAGTTGAGTTTGGATGTACTGCGAAAGCATTTGCTTCACCACCAATTACAGTAGATGAACCAATGTAATTTTGGAAGAAGTTAGCCTTAGTTAATGCTTGTACATACAATCTGTAGTTAGGATAAGACATAAACACTACAAGATTTTCAATTGCTTGTGCATTGTCATCAAGTGCGTTGATTAATTTATCCACCTCAGTGATTGGGTTACCATTAGAACCATACGCTGCAGTTGGTGAGAAAGTTGTACCTGAAGCAGATACAGCAACACCAGTTGCACCTGATACGATTAATGATTTAAAACCATCGAAACAACATAGTGATTCGTTAATTCTTTCAGGACATACAGTCAAAGAGATTTGAGAGAAAGTGGTTGTACCACTTGCAGACCATCCACACGCACCAGCTTGGAACGCAGGAGTACTGTCTAAAATTTGGATTTGTTGGGTTCCCTTAACGCCTAATTTTACGTTACTTACCTTTGCGGTTGTTCCACCTACAAGGGCTTTCATCATCAACTCAGTTGATGTTTGGTCAGTAAAACCAGTAATACTTGAAACTACATATTGAAAATCCTCTTTTGAATAATTTTTCATTTTTTTAATAGTTTTATTTTGTTTTTATTTTTTTCTCATACTCATAATAGAAGCGATTCTTGCATCTAATGAGTCGATGTTTTCTTGTTTATTAAATTCTGTTTTACCATCAGATATTTTTTTACCTGCTGGTTCTTTTTTGAATGACTTAAATTGATTTTCGATTGATGACATTTTTTCTTCCATATTCTTCATTTTCTCAGATACTTTTTTCATCATATCTTCAAGTAAAGAATATAGTTCTTTCATACCATCACCCATATCTTCAGACTTAACTTCAATTTCAACTTCAGCTTCAGGTTCTTCTTCTTTAGGTCCTTCAACCTTAACAATCACCCCATCTTTAGTTTCAACTTTACTACCGTCCTCCAATTCGTGAACACCATCAGGTGCAGGAACTTCAGCTTCTTCGGTTACTACTACGACCTTAGCACCTTCAATTACTTCTTCTCCTTCTACCTTAATAGGTGTACCATCAACCAATTTTGCATCAACAAAAATTTCTTTGACAGAAACAATTTCACCATTTTTAACTTCTAATTCAAAGTTTTCTACTAATCTATATGAACCATCTTCCAATACAACTCTTTCAAAATCTTCACTAATTTTGGTAATTTTGTTACCTACTTTAAGTTCAGGAGTTTCTACAATTGTATTGTCTTCAAGTTTAAAAGACGCCATAGTCACTTCACCATCAGCTAAAAATCCGAATTGCTTCATCAATTTTTTAATTTCTTGAATTGCTGTTTTTGGATTTGACATAATACTTTAGTTTATTATTGTTTATATATAGAAATATAAATTATTATCAGTAGACTATAAATCTTTTATAATTTTAGCTACTTCTCTTAAAAATTCTTGTTCTTTATAGAATTGTTCTATTTCCTCAAAGAAACCTGATACGGAAAATCCGTTTAGTTTCTTCTCTTTTACCATCTTCCAAACATCGTCATTTCTTACTTTCATAGAAACAAACCAAGTTCCCACAGGTAAATCTTTATAACCATATTTGTTAGACTTGTCATTCTCATCTTCTTTAATCCAACTCTCTACTACATACACATCCTCTGCAGCCTCTCCATTATGTTCTGTATCGTTA